AAGGAAAGAAATGGCCACTTCAATGGCTGATCTCACCGTCAAAAAAGCTGACGAGACCACGAACATCGTCTATGCAGCGAAAGCTGCGAGCGCGGGTGACCGCGTTCCGGCGATCTGGAAAAGCACTACTGTAGGGACGGCTCCGGCGCATAACCCGACACTAGCGTTGACCGCAAGGTCGAACGCTGATGGAAAGGTTCGACGCATGGAGTTTACCTACGCCTACCCCCAGACTGCCGTGTCGCCGGCTGACGGTTCCATTTCCGTCGTGAACCTGTTTCAGGGTTCTGGCTCGTTTGCCATCCCGCAAGGGATGCCACAAACGGACCTGAACGAAGCCGTGGCTCAGTGCTTTAATTGCCTGGCCGCGACCCTGGTTAAAACAGCGTTTAAAGACGGTTATGCCCCGACCTAATGGGGACCACACCATCGGTATTTTGGTTGGTGTGGTGGTACTCGCCTTTTTGGCTTACACAGTTTTGCTCGGACTCTCTCTTTTGTATTTACGGAGAGCCTTCCTTGAAGATCTGCGTAGTGCCATTTGTGTAGAAACGACGGCTGAAATTCTGCCGCACGCTCTACGGAGGTTGGTACCTTAACATTTAAAATGGAGCCTAGGACATGATAGACGATCTGCTGCATGTTGCCAATGAGATCTTTATTGGCGCCGATACCCCCGTTTCTCTGGCATGCTTCTTGCAGGCCAAGTACGGGGAGTGGGATCAATTAGCTCGTAAAGCAATTGACCCTCGTGACTACGTTTCTCCGGATTCCTACAAGGTCGATGCTCAAGTAGTGGGCTTGCTGCATAAATGCGCAGACCTGCCAACGACTATCGATCGGGAAGCTGTCGCTTTAGACAACTTCCTTGAATCTGAGAAACAATGCTGCCAAACGAACGCTTACTTCTCACGCGTCCTCAACAACGGTCCCTTTGATGGGCCCGCGGACGTGCTCCTTATGCCATTAGTGCAGAAGGTGAGAGAGGAAGTTGATTTTTTATTAGGCAGTCCCCCAGCTCGGCTAGATTTTCGCCTTGGGAAGGGGAGCACGCTATCGGACCGCGGTACGTGGTGTACCGTTCCACACAAGTTTTGTTCTGAACCCACAATTACGTCTTCTGCGCTCCACGTCATTCCTGAGTGGGCGCAAACTGCATGGGCTCGCAACCTGTGTAGTGAAGGCCTCGGCGAGATCCGTGTCTGTGACTTTGATAAGTGGAGTAGTGTGCCGAAGGATGCCCTTAAAGACCGGGGCATTTCTACGCAACCATCCATCAACATCGCAGCCCAACTGGCTGTCGGCCGCTTTATGCGTCGGCAGCTTACACGAAGAGGTGTAAACCTCGATGTCATGCAGCAAAAGCATAGGCAGATTGCCCGTGCCGCCTCTAAGTCAGGGGCCGCTGCAACGATAGATCTCAGTAATGCAAGCGATACAGTAGCTAAGAGTGTCGTTCAGGCACTCTTAACCCGCAGCTGGTTCGAATTATTGAACTCGCTTCGCGTACCTATAACCGTCCTTCCGGACGGGAAAAGGTTATACTTGGAGAAATTTTCAGGTATGGGTAACGGTTTCACTTTCGAACTGGAAACGATTATTTTCTTGGCCATCTGCCGAAGTATCTGTGGCAGGCGGTCCGAGAATGTTTCCGTCTACGGTGATGATATCATCGTACCTACCGAAAAGGTAGAGGAGGTGATTTCAGCGTTGAGATGGTTCGGTTTTACGCCGAATCCTCGTAAGACCTTTGTTTCGGGTCTTTTCCGCGAATCTTGCGGAGGCGATTACTTTAATGGTTATGCAGTAAGACCGCATTTCCAAGATCGTGCGCCTGCCAGTCCTCAAGACTGGATCTCGTTCGCTAACGGACTTCGAAGGGTGTGGCATGAAGATGCCGTCTTCGACCCTCGGTTTTTGAAAGCATGGCACGTCTGTCTGGATCAAATTCCAGCTCTCGTACGTGCGTGCCGTGGGCCAGCTTATCTCGGTGACATCGTAATTCACGATGACATCGAGCGCTGGACAATCCGCCGTAAAGACTCTATTCGTTATATACGGGCGTGGATTCCTTTCACGTTCTGCGTATTCGAATGGTCCCGCTTTCCAGCGGGGGCTGTTTACGCGAGTGCTCTCTATGGGATCTCAAA